CGTGACCTTACCTAAGATCTCAAACCCAGGATACACCTTCTGGAGTGCGGGGATGTCATAAGCAATGATGTTATGACCAATGACCTCGTCAGCGTTCATCAGTGTGAACATAGCTGCCTTGATCTCGTTGGGGCCGTAGGTTTGCACCTCGTCGGTCTCAACGTGTCTTAGCACAATGCAGTGAATCTTGCTGATTGTGTCTAGTAATCCGTCGCTCTCCAGGTCCCAGACCCAGCGGGTCACCTGTGGTCCCCAGATCCACTGAGCGTATTACGTTTGGCACGTAGATTCAGCTTCTCTAGGTTCATGTGTGCGACTTCGTTTAGGCTGACGCCCAAGTCACGTGACAGGGCAGCAATTTGCCATAGGCAGTCCCCTAGCTCGAAGATGATGTCTGCACGTTGTGCGTCTGTCAGCTTCTCTGTGCCATCGAACTTCAGACCCTTGTCGCGGATCAACTTAGAGATCTTACCAGCGACCTCTCCGGCTTCTTCATTTAGTGCCAGCGCTGGGTAGATCACCTTCCACTTATAGATCGCATATTGAGCCGTGTCGGCCTGATAGTCGTTCATAGTTAACGGTTGTAAATATCGTTCAGAAACCATTGTTGCTCTCCTGTGGTCTCAATTTAGGTCTGATGGACCTGCTTAGTTTGATGCGGCGGCAGAACACCGCAGCGTCTCGATAGGTCTCGTAAAGAGGCTGATGGATCGCCATAGCCTGTTCACATTGCTTGTGGGTGGGGAACAGTATCTGTGCTGACAGATAGCCGTACTGAGCACTGGTGTACTCAATGAATAAAACGGTAAACCAATGCATGTGACTAGAACGGGATGTCTTCTAGATCGCTAAACTCATTGGTCTCAGTCAGACGACCTGTATCCAGGTCATACCTGAGGATGCCAGCTGACCCCACCTCGCCCGTGTGTCTGTTCTTTAAGACCACGATGTTGCGCTTGCCTGAGGTTGGATCCTCAGCATCGACGTTGAGACCAATACAGGTGTCTGCCAGCTGCGCTATCGCATGTGACCCACGCAGCTGGCTTAGGCTCACCTGAGCACCCCCTTCGTGTCCCTTGTCCCCTTGTGGGAGACGTAGGTGGGACACTAAGATCAGGCAGATGCCCAGCGCCTGTACCTCGACACGCAGCCTGGTCATTATGTCATCTACAAGCCTACGCTCATCGTTGACACCTGAAGTCAGACCAGAGATCAGGATACTGATGTGGTCTAGGCAAATCACCTGGCACCCCAGTGCCTTGTTCATGTACCGGATGCGATTGACGATGACATCCAGATCCGTAGATCCAAAGTGATCGAACAGGTAGAACTCACCAGCCTTGCGCATGTCGTCGAATGCTTCCACGATTGCATCCTCTGACGTGCCTTCGACGTCCACGGTTATGTTCTTGTTCATGTGAAGACCAACCAGGCCCTGTGCGGTACGCTTGGTGCTCTCTTCGAGCATCATCATGCCAATTGGAAACCCTGATTGCTGCACATGATACATCAGCTCTCTGACGAAGGTAGACTTGCCGACCCCCGAGCCAGCGGCAATGGTGACCAGTGATCCCAGCCGTAAGCCCTTCGTGATATCGTTGAGCTTGCTGTAAGGATAACTAATCGGGGAGACAGCATCCCCGACACCAATGACCTCTCGGAGATCGGCAGCTGCCACGATCCCATCAGGCCGATGGAGTTTGGCCTGGAAGATCGCTTGTATGACTGTCTGGGCATCCCCTTTCACAAGTGCCTCATTGGCGTCCTTGTGTTCCCCGAGGTTTGCGATCTTGCACAAACCGATGGGTAAAGCCTCTGCGCATTCAATAGCAGCTTCACGACCAGGTTCATCGTTGTCGAACATGAGGACAACAGAGTTGAAGCTGGTCACGTAATCGTAGTTACTTAGTAGGGCCTTCTTTGCAGCCTTAGCCCCATTAGGCAGACTGACAGTAGGCCACTTATGATTCTGCATCTGTGACACTGACATTGCGTCTATCTCACCTTCGCAGATCACCAGGATCTTACCGTTAGACCACAAGTGTGACCCAAACAGCGTCATGTCTCTTCCGTTACCTACAACGGAAAAGTCTTTATCTTTAGTTCGCACCTTCTGTGCGACTGGGCGTCCCTTCTTGTCTCGATAGGTCGCCAACTGGACGGTCTCGCCTTTGTACTTACCAACCGTGTAGCCAAACTTACGACAGGTCTCCTCGGTTAGCTTACGCGCCCGTAGAGCTTGGAAAGTGCCGTTGACTAGGGGTACCTCAGGACGCTCCTGAGGGGTCCACTGTGGGGCCTCTCCGTCGCCACCAGCCCATGCTCCGCATCCGAAGCAATAGACGTGACCATCACTGTACATCGCACCATTGTCCCGCGATCCACATTGGTCACACGGGACGTGCTGTACGAACTCGCTCTCAACTTGTTCAATTGCTTGCATGAGGTCACGCCGCCGCTTTTGCGTTGACGTAATTCTTGACCTTGCTCAATAAGGCTTTTGCCTCTTTGCGTGAGGTCTCCAGGCTTGCTAATGCAATTTGGATCTCTTCGACCTGACCGTCTGTTTTCTTCAGCCAATCTTCGAGACCTTTAACCCAAACCTGATCTTCTTCGTTACCAGCGGGACCAAAGAACTGCTCACGGACTTGTGTAACCCAGCCCCAGCGCTCCATATTGAGTGCCGCTGCCACCGACTGATCGGTTTCTGACTTAGAGTACCTTTGGTTTTTACGGTCATACACTACCTGAAGCATCTCAAAGATCTCGTATGACTGCTTAGGTGTTGGTTTAGGAAGTCCTGGTGTCGTTGTGCTCTTGTTAGCCATTTGTTTTGCTCTCTTTGTAAGAATCAAAAAGGGGCGACCTAAGCCGCCCCCTCGCTCTCTCCTTGTTTGGCTTCTTCAAGCCAGTCATCAGGTATTAACTTTGACGCATACCTGAAGCCGTGCTTCTCGCAGTACATCGCGTATGTCGTGGGGGATCCCTTGTACAAACGTGCGTTCTGGTTCGAGAAGACAAAGCGAATGTCGATGTCTGGGAACTGTTGTTTGATCAACAGGTGTTTCTGACGGTCTTGGACCGCCCAAATTCCCTTGGTCTCGACAAAGAAAAAGCCCCCTGGTTTAGGGAGCTTGAAGTCAGGCGTGTATTTTGCCTGTCGTGCTGGGACTGTGTATTGGATCTTGTCTGTTTCGTATGACAGTTTGATCCCTGCCTCAATGATTTGGTCACTTACTTTCTTTTCCAGTCCCGATCTAAAACCAAGTCGAAAGGCGGCTTTAAAAGTCCTCAAGCTCGTCGTCTAAATCATTAGCTGGCTCGAAGCCACCTGACGATCCGACCTCGTAGCCATCGACAGCATCAAAGTCACCAGCACCATCTCCAGATCCACCCGAGACTGGGTTGATAACCTGGACAGCTGCTAGGCGTAGACTGATGCCCTTTTTACCACCAGCGGTGTAGGCATCGATCTGACCTGATGCACGAAGCTCAGTGCCAGAGTACATCAATGGGACCTGATCAATTGGGATCGGGTTGCCCTTAGCATCGAAGTACTTTGGTTGATACTTAGACTGGATCTTAAAGACATACTCACCAGTCTCGTCATCAACATCGAAAGGTGTATGGACATTGTCCTTTGCACCAAAGTTCTCGCCTTTGACATCATCGATGAGGTTGGTCATGTGTTTTGCATCTTTAGGCGCAAGACGTAATGACAACTTGTATTTACCTTCAGCGTCGAAGGCAGTGTCTGGTCGACCAGGCTGGAGCCACGGATATTGTGCTGTTCCAGCTGGTGATACAAACTTAGCTTTGGCTGACATATGTCTCTCCTTCGATCTTTGGTAGTGAATTAACGTGCGCTATTAGTTTCTCATGGAGCTTCTCGTTGATCTTGATTAACTCTCGATTATCTTCAAACGCTTCGTGGTGTTCAGGCTCAAAGCCGAGGGACATGTAGTAGAGCATGTCAGCCTCTTGTCGTGTTAGTTCTAAACTCAATGTTTAGTCTCCTGTATTTGATAGTTTCCTACGTGAAGCTCTTGTTGGCTTCTATGGGGGTCCCTTAGTTAGCTAAAGCAATATTCGCTCTCTAAGACTGCTCTGACGTCTAGGTCTCCTTTTGCTGGGACTGGTGCTAAATCCATGTCTGGGTTAGCCAGTCGGTTACGACACTCGACCTCGAAGTTGCCTAGGACACAGTTGTCCTCATACATGTCGACAATTGCGTGACGGATGTTGTGGTAGAATGCCCAGGTATCTGCGGCGTTAGTTCCAAAGCTATCGTGGATCATAAAGAAGTCCTCAATGCCCTGGTCTAGACCGTGGCAGATCGCCAGCTGCATGTGAGCAGCATCGAGTGAGTGCACGAAGTTAGGCGCAACGCCAGCCCGTGCTTTCCTGGTGTCATACTTAGGACCGATCCCATGTAGTGTGACACGGGTCTTGCTCATCAGTTTTGCCTCTCGGTCATACAAGAAGATCTTCACCCGTTTGACATCAGGTTTGGTGTACCTTTGGATGGCTGGGAAACCACTAGGCGTTGTCCATCGTACTGACCTACCCTCACGTGCTAATGCATCAGCATATGATTGTAGGAACGCCATGCCTTGGGCGACACTAGAGATGACCTTCTGCACTGCCTGGTAGTTGAACTTAGCTATGAACCGTGCGTAGGTCTCTTGCTCTCGATAGTCACCGAACGGATGTTCAACTATGGTTCCATAGTTCACGTCCTTTTGTAGTGGCTGCATGAGATCCTCGATGATCTGATCGCCAAACCCACGTTCAACACTGGAGTAACCATAGGTCATGACATTACGTTTGACGGTGGATCTGTTGATGCCAAACTCAAGCCACTTCTTGGCATCGTCTGATCCATCTTCAGTCAGATCCTGGATCACTTGGTCAGCCACAGTTTGGTAGACGTCCTGACATTTGTCATCAGGTAGTAGGTTAACCATATGACCGTCCTGAGATGACCGCAGTGCCAGGGCATAGTGCTGTACGCCACTGTTAGTCCCATCCAAAGAGATCGGAAGGTGACACACTGGGTCATCACTGTAGTAAGCAAAGACAGCTGCTAAGAACTGGAACGGTTTGTCAGCTTGAATCCAGAGATCTAAAGTTTGACTTGGGTTGTCGTTGACTAGACGTAACCACTCGTCGTTGTCCAAGACCCACTGGATCCTGTCGTCTAAACTCTTCTTCGAGATCTTCTGAAAGTCACCTACGTTTGCTAGGTGGATCGCAAGCCATCCTCTGTCTTCCTCTGCCACAGGTTTACCCCGCGCAAACTCAAACAGAGACTTCACATGGTCATCCCTGTGATAGTTGAAGTGTGACACAGGATACATGCGTCCTCTGAAGTCAAAGTTCCATGGTAAATAGAACTGTTGGAACTCAGACATCTTGTAGGCTGTCTTTAGGTCATTATGCATGACAACCAAGTTAGCTACAGACTCACGTCTCTTCACGTGCCACTGCTTTTGGTCACGCTTCAGCTGACGCTGTGTCTTCTCATGTAGACTATCGAAGTCGTCAGGTAGCTTAGGAAACTCTGGTGGCTCTAGTTCTGGGAACTTACCGAAACGTACCTTCTCACTGACGCAATAATCCATGACTTCTAGGACACGCTTGTTGATCCTCAGAGGGGTTGCCTGGAGCGCGTTAAGTGCTTTGACATACAGAGGCTCAGGGTTCTTCTCAAAGTCTCTCTCGACGGCTCTCCGCTGCTCTGAGGTAGACTTACGGATCAGAGGTACTAATGCTGACAACATGTCATCCTGATAGGCTCCAGAATCAAAGGCAGTCCAGGGCTTCGGTGGTATGACTAGAGGGCCATACATAGGCTCTGCCCAGGATGCATCAAACATACGACGATCCATCAGATCCCTGGCTTCATCAGTCAACGTAATGTGTCTATGTGTCTTTAGGTTTTCTTCTGTCGTTGATATCTCGAATATGTCTGTAGTTTCTAGGACTGAAGACAACAGTGGGGATGCCACATGTAGCTTCTTACTACGGCTCCACTTCTCAAACTGAAAGCCAGCTTTAGTAGCTATGATACGTGCAGCTTTCATCCTGTAGCGTTCACTGGAGTGATCCTTGGTGACCTGAGACACAAGTCTCTTGAAGAGGCTACTGTCATATGTCTTTAGATCGTCAGCCCAGACCTCTAGTTCTAACCTGGACCCTATGGCTGAAAGACACCCAGCTAAGGTGTAATCTTTAAGTACACTCTCGTAACAACAGTTCAACACTATGTAGGCTAAGGTGTCTGGGTCTTGGTCTACAAGTTCTTCATACCACTCGCTCTTCTTACCCTTGCCACTATAGAAACGCTCTGCGTCTTTCTCTAGTCGATCCTTGATGTCTTTAGACACCTTAGGTAGTGCCTCGGTGATAAACTGATGTGGTACTTCGCGTTGGCTGGGGGATAGTTTCTCCTGTCTTCGTTGGTATCTCTTCTGACCCTCTTGGATCATTTGCTGCTCTAGTTCGATCTGTAAGTCAGTGACTTTTGTCATTCTGAAAGTACTCCCTTGGCTTCTATGGGGGTCCCTTAGTACCCTTTCCTGTAAGCCATTGATTTCATTGGCGTCTTCTTTTGGTGCTAAAGGGGCCTATTTGGACCCCATCAGCTTGGCTATTTCTAGCCGTGTCTCAGGTGTCTGATGGACATACTTGGCAGTCGTTTGTAGACTTCGGTGCCCTAATTGTTGAGCTACGGTGACAGTGGGTAGCTTCAGTTCATTAGCCATCTTGGTGGCTGCTGTGTGGCGCAGGATGTGAAAGACAAACTCTTTGTCACCCTTGGCAATACGATAGCGAGCTTCGTCCCAGGCGTTGTAGAACTTGCGGTGGCTGTAGTGTCTACCTGGTTGGAACTCTAAAGCCATAAGGGCTGCAAAGGTTGACCCAGCGCATACTACGTCACGGTCATCGCCGTTCTTAGTGTTAGTCAGGTGCACGGTGCATAAGTCGCCTTCGACAGTCACCATGTCTGGTGTAATCGATAGGATCTCGCCGTGGCGCATACCTGTGTTCACAGCAATGGTGCACATGTGACGCATCCACCAATAGCTTCCACCCTTGTAGTCACGTAGGAATGTATCTAGCTGCTCGATCTCGTCGTGAGACATGTAGCGTACACGATTCGTTCTCACTTTCGCAAACTTGATTTTGGGTAGTCTATCGATCTCTTCGAGATCCAGCGCATGCTTTAGGATTGCACTGATAGCAGCCTTGTAGTGGTTGACAGTATTCTCGGATAGGCCATGGTCCAGTAGGTGTAGACTGAAGGCGTGGATGTCACGGGCTGTGACCTCTGTGATGTCCTTAAAGCCAACCTGGTTAAATGCGCCAAAGCGGTGCATCTTAGACAGGCTCTCTGCTAAGTGCTTGTCGTGCCAAATGTTTGGTGCTTCTGTGTTTACAAAGTCAATGAAGTTCATGTGTTCTTACTCCCGATTAGAACGGTGGCTCTTCGCCGTCATATGCTGGTAGCCAGGGTTCGTCGTATGTTGGCTTAGGTTCGGTAGGCTTAGGCAACGGTGGAAACAGCTGCCTAACGAAGTCGTCTAAGTTGTCATCCGAATACATGTGCTGCACCCAGACCGACGTAGAGCATGACAAACAGTGCCAGGCATCCAATGAGGTCTCCGAGCCAGTTCATGCTGACACCTCGTCAGGGTTTAGCTTGCGGTGTACGCGAAGTAGTGCTTCGTGAGATCCGTCAGTCTTTACGACCTTGGCATCAGCGGTGGTGTACTCGCCGTACATGTTGTAGTCGTATAGGAATTTGCTGCGGCAATCTTCGGTGCTATTGCCAGTGTAGACGTCTTCCCACTCATGGGTCGCGGGATCACGTACAAACAGTGTAAAAACAGGTGTGATATTAGTCATCGATCAGTCTCCTTACAGTTAAGGACTGATGCTGTTCCGATGATATCTGTAAGTTGGTAGCGGAGGAGGGACTTGAACCCCCGACACGCGGATTATGATTCCGCTGCTCTAACCACCGATATCTGGACGCATCGTCCGTACCCTAGATATGGGCAACGGAATCACTAAAGTCAATAGTTTTATATAAGGGGGTCCCTTAGTATGAGCAAAAAACACCGATCCAAACCGATGTTGGACCGATGTTATCTAGTGGGCTGTTGATTACCTAAGTTTATAGATGACGACAGCCAGCATTCCTATTGTGATCAATTCAGGGATCGACACAGGAAATCCAGCCACGATAGACATGGGATCACCTTCCTTTCTGCTGAGGGGAATTACTTGAAGTAGTTCGAGACGTTGAACCCAGGACATGCTTTTGGTGCATACTGGTTGTGCCCCGAGACCTTAGTGATCGGGTAGGTATTCATGAGATCCGCAACGAGTTGCTGGAGTGACGCCATCTGCTCGGGCGTGAAGTTCTCACTGAAGCGATCATTGGATGTAGATCCGAAGCCGCCAAACAAGGCGATGCCACAGGTGTTCTTATTTTTACCCTTAGTGTGGGCGCCGTTGCGTTCCATAGATCTACCTTTGGTGATCTCACCTGATCTATCGATGGTGTAGTGGTAGCCGATGTCTGACCAATTGCGATCCTCGACGTGCCACCTACGAAGCTCCGCTGTCTTCTCGGCAGCGCTCTTGTCTTTCCACCAGCCCGGGCGTGTGGCTGTACAGTGGATGATGATCTCGTTAACTGGTCTCATGGGGTCTCCTCCGAAGGCTAGAGAGTACTGACATCAGACCCCTGCCCATCTCACCTGGAGAAGGCAGTAGCCATCCTAGGATCAGCGCAATGATGACCCAGGGTGGTATGTCAGTGTTCTTGATGTTGATGCTTTCGACGTCTCGGGTTTGCACTGTGTCTTTCAACTCAGTGACCTCGATGTCGCCGTCTTCTGTTCTTATGTTCGACTGGTCGTTCACCACTTGCTGGTTAGCTTCCTTGGCAAGCTGAGTGCCGACAGCGGTCACAGATGGACCACTACCGCCAGACATGAGCCAGCCAGGGATGCTAGAACAGGATGCAAGGGTGAAACTCAGGACGACCAGGACTAACGCCTTAATAGTCATCCTTTCGAGTTGCGACAGCTGATGACTTGGTCACCTGGGCTGTCGAGAAGCCGAAGTAGGCGCCAACCAGAGCACTGAGGGATCCATACATCATCATGAGTACAGCGTCGGCCTCAGCCATCCTGGCGGGATCTATGAGTACAGCGATGGTAGACACAATCATCATACCCAGCGCAGTCCAGGCCATTCGGCGTTTGTTCTTTTGATATGTGTGTTTGTCAGGGATCATCTCGTTCATATGTGAGTTATCCTTTATACCAATAGATCAAACCAGCGAGGGTGCCGACGCAGAGAATGACACCCAAGAAGATACCGCCAGCTGTCGCTATGTTTTCCAGCATCTCTTCGCGTTCTTTCTGAGCTTGACGTTCTGCCTCTTTGCGTCTTTTGCGCGCATCAGCACAGAACTTTAAGAAGTCTCCGTGCAACCCTGGCCTGCCCATATAGATCATCATTTGTTTGAGTTCGGCCTCAGCTTCTTTCATCTTCTCTAGAGCCATAAACTCTTCGAGATCTGACTCCATTCGAGCGTTGAACACTGAGTTCTTCTTCTTGGACAGGCGTTGCTGCATGGCGTCCTTGTTGTCCACCATTTTACCTATCGCCGCCGCAGCTGAGGCAATATCACGCCCAGCACTAATGGTGGCCTTCACGGTTGCAAAGCCAGCGTTAAAAGCGGCGAGTTCAAGTAGCATTGGTTCGTCTCCTAAGCTCTCCTTAGGTTACGAAACTATTGTTGTGTGTGGTCTTCTCTTTGGCGGTCCATCATGTATTCGACAGCGTCTCGGATCGCCTTGATGTTCTCGTCGATACGCGCCAGTGAGACTTGCTGTGTCTGTACAACGTCTTCAAGTTCACTGACGGTTATCTCTAGGACCATGATGTCGCGCATGTTTGACTCGATGTCTGACATCATCATACTGACGGTCCATACTATGGCCCCTGCTTGAACGAGGAGGCCAAAGATTAGCGTGATTGGCACAGACTTCGATAAGTGCCAACTGTCTTCTTTTTGCATAAGTGCTTACTCCGCTGCCACCTCTTGCGGTGTTTCCAGTGATGTCGCCAGCCTTGCTACAAACGCCTCACGACCAACCATAAGCTGATCTAGGTTAAACTGTGCGTTGCTGAGTTTACGGTCTAAGTCTTGGATGTGGTTTAGCATTGCTGATTGCTCCGCTGTAAAGTCATCCAAT